TAAGCTGCAGCGCGCATTGGCTCTAAAATATAATCTTGATAATTTAGATCTGGGAAATACATACACGGATCCTCATTCTCCCCACCATTCTTTATCCAGTGGGCATGATATCCTATAGTACTAGTTCCAGCATGCCGGTGGTGATTGTCGCCGCTGTGATGATTGAATCCAGGCGCCCAATTTTCTACATCATCAGCGCCAACTGTACGTATTGCTTGATGATGTAATCCAGGATCCCATGCATAAGTTGTTGCTAGAGTTCCAGGAGTTCCGGTCTCATCAGACTTTGGCATCTGTGGAGGCGGATCAAATACATCTTTCTTATCAATGTCTGCAGTCTGAAATTCTGAAGAAAGATCATCAATAGCAATGGCATCAATTATCTGTAATTGTGAGCCTATCATCGCTTGCTTAAAGCCATCATCAGTTGGGCTTAATTCTGCATGTAATTCGTATCCATCAGGCTCAACGAATTGTATTGTTCCAGTCTCTGCAATTTCTTCTATATTGTCAGTATAACTTTCATTTCTTGTAAATTTTCCCTCAAAGCTTCCTTTAACTAATTGTGCTCCTGCCCACAAAATGGATCTACCTACTGCTATATTACTTTCAGGATTCCATTTTCCATTTGGATTGACTATATTTCTGAGAGTAATTCTATTCTCTGAACTTGTGTTCGTTAAAACAAATGTATGTTTAAGTCTTTGCCACTTACCAGTCGCATCAAAACTCGGTGACAATACTGTTGTTCCGGTAGTTCCCCACGCGCCAGAATGAGCCTGTAGCCTAAGTTTAACACCCGCAGGCGCCTTACAGTAGACACTATATGTAAATATTTCCCCTTCAAGTGGCGGATCTATTTTTAGGTACGGTGCAAGACCAAAACTATAGTTAGCTTGAATACTCGCGCCATCATTTAGAGTTGTCTGAATAATATGTTTTACAGCTTGCGATCCTGCAGGATTGGGTTCGACAACTGTTTCGATTCTTGTGGCATTCCTATTAGAATCAGAGAGTGAATTTACAGATTCCGCATCAGGATAAGGACTATTCGTCTTCCATCCTGCAATACTATCTAAAAAATTTCCTTTTAATAAGTTTACTGATGCAGGCTCTAAAGAAACTTCAGGAATAACTTCATAATCAATTGATGTTTCTGGTATAATACGTTTGCCAAGATAATATGCATCATTTATTCTAATGGTTCCATTTATAAATGATGAAGGAATTCCATCCGGCATGTTGTTGAAATTAATGAGATTTGATGTTTCAGATTCAAAGGTCACTGTTGTTCCAGCGTCTATATCAGGAAACCAGTTTAAACAATGATACGCTGCAAGTCTAAATCTCTCTAGATATGCATCATCATTAATAAAATTTGGGGATAAAATAATTTCTTTTCTATTACTAGAAATTTTTGTTAATATTAATTTATTTTCTTTTACATATAGTCTATCATCAATCACTGTTTCTGACTGTACATTCTCATCAGCAGCATAAAAATAGCCTGTTGCATCGTCAACAGTATAGTTTCCAATGTAAATCTTTTCTTTTGAATTGACCAATAGTGGAAATGGTCCACCTGACATTAAACGTTGAAATGATAAATTTAGTGTAAATCTTCCTCTTCTAAATCCAATATCCCTTAATACTGTTCCAGGATCTATTGCAACAATGTGCTTCATCAAATCACCATCATAATGACTTTCAATATTTTCATAAGACAAATATCGAGTTGTGATTAATCCCTGATCACTTGAAGCAATATTCACTTGTATTACATCATTCTCATCTAGACCAAATGGTAAATCAGGCCATTTAAGTGATGTATATGTTTCACCTGCTAGTTGATTATAAAATATTGTGTCTCTAAATGTTATAAAATCATTATCTGCAGGTAGCGTGATAAGATTTGCTATCTTTTCTGGAAGAAGTTGTAATCGTCTAGTTTTTGGATCTTTTGCCATTAGAATTCTTTAAAATCTCTATCTATAAAATCAATTGTGTCTTTCTTTGATCTGTATCTTCGTTGATAAATGTTAACATAAATTTTTTGATTATTTGAAATATATGTTTCACCTGTCTGTGGTGATTCATATAGCTGTACAACATCATTCTTGTTTCGGATTGATATTTTATTAACCTGTGCTTCTGACAAAGTAGGATTTGCTTCTAGCTCCCTAGCTTCAAATTTATTTTTCATTTTTTGGTACTCTAGCTCATAAGCAACTTCATCCCTCTGTTTTAGAGAAGAATAAAATTCATGATCTTCGAGTTCTTGTGGTGTGTACGGCATTGTACTACCTGACTACTTTGAAGGAATGATCTCCATCATAGTATTCTGTTGATTGAGTGATTCCGCTTCCGCTAGCAACTTTAAATAAAACTCTATAAAATCTTTCAGGATAGAGACCTTCAGTTCTAAGTCTGAAAAAATTTCCTGTGGTGTCGCAGCTTAATTTTGATGAAGAGCCAAATGGAATTATGACGTCTTCAGTTTTAGAATCAACTATAGAATAAAAACATGATGCACTTGGAAGATATTGTGCATCTAAGTATGATGAAGTTGTTGAAAACGTTCTTGCTGGATACCTCTGTCTTCCATGCACGCGTATTTTTGTGAGTGTTCCCTTCTTATACTCACCCTTAAAACTTGTCATATAAACTTGTAATTTTCCTAGCTCATCAGTATCAATAGCTGTTAGTGATCCTGTACTCCATGTCGCATCATCCCAAACAGCTTCTAGTCTTGGTGCATATACTGTGTGAGTATCAGATGAGAAAAATTTATAGAGTCCATATCTCGCAGTATTAACTTCATCTATTCCTAACATCTTTATGAGAAATCCGTCATTTGAAACACTTCCATTCAACCACTGTGTCACAATATCTGTCACATTCATTCTCATATCGTGTGACTCATCTTTATTAAATGACTGTGATGCCTCATAGCCTGATCCGCTATAATATGTGCCTCCCCAGTCATTCTGACTACCTGATTTCCACTCAAGTGATTCTGATACTCCTGTTCTATATCTCCAACTAACACCCTCCTCTGACTGTGGCATATCTGATAATCTTCCAGATCCTTCATCCCAACTTTGAGATGCTGCATATCCATAGAGCGAATTATCACGCATGAGTTCAAAAGAACCTGCATCATACAAGTTTAAATAGTATTCTGCATCTGAGCCGATAGAGCCATCAGATACAGATTTTGAAATCTCTGTTATTGAAAATTTAATTAATGCACGTGTTGTGCTATTAACAACATTTGAATCTTGTGTAAATGTTTTTCCAATTTCAAGTATCTCATCTAAACCATAATTTTTTTGACTGGATGTTCCTTCAGCAGTCGCACCTTTTCTCATCATAGCATCTTTATCAGGGTATACAAAATAATGTGCCATTAATAATCTCCCAATACTTTACCAACAATATCAAGATCCGGATATTTGACTTCAAAGATGGATGGATCTAAAGAAGGATACAATACATTATTTTTTATTGCTGCATTAATATCATAAATATTTCCGCTGTACCCATCAACTTCAGCGTGCTTATTATCAATCACAACTAAATGACTGTGTGGATTCATCGTCTGTGGCGGCACAACACTGTTGACACCTTCAACCAGAGAAATTTCATATGCAATATCTGACAATATGATTGGCTGATTAAGTTGCCACTTATCTATGTCAAAATAATCTTTTACCTTTTGTATTGCCTTAAAAACCAGTTCATTTTTATTATATCCCTTCTTTGCGTAGATAGCAAATCTTATACCTATATTAATAACATACCCATCTTTAAGATTAATTGCGTCTGTCAATACTCTGTATGGTCCCAGATATGTCTTAATATTTCTCTTTGTTGCAGCATTTACGGTTGTCAATTTTTTATTATTATTATATCCTAAAACGTAAAAATTAAGTGCCATTGGATTAGGAACCCTAACTTTCAATTCAGACACCTTCAAAGGTTCACCCGGGATAACATAGTTTTCCATCAATTTTTGTACAGATATTACTTGATCTTCTAAAACACCCTCGCCAGAGTTTAACTGATCATCTTGTGTTATATAAATTTTTGCTATGTTTCCATATTTTGATGGTAAACTGTAAACTCTTGTTATATAGTCCTCTTTGGAGACAGCACGTTGTTGTGCTTGAAAATACTGTTTTACATTTTCTTTAATTTCATTTATTGTTTCTTGTCCTCTACCGCCAGTCGCAGGTGCAGTATTATTAACTGCTATTGAATCTCTACTTTCTAAAACTAACGTACTATCTAATCCTGTTGAATTTATTTCTGACTTTATATCTCTTTTTGTTGTTATACTATTCACTGGCACGTTATCTTCTACACCACCCCCAAATGAGTATGTAATTGTAAGAGTTGTGCTAGAAGGCGCTTCGCCATAAACTGCAGTATCAAGAAAATTTGCAGGGTCCAGTGCGGAGTTAGCATTTAAATAATTTGAATTATTAAATGATGTTCCAACTGTTGATGGATTAGGAATTATTTCTTCATCTTGACCAGAAGATACCCCAGAACCAAACATCAATTGTAATTTACCGTCAGGAGAAACTCTTGTCTTAAATCTTTTCTTTGTTCTAATTAATTTTAAAATATATGGTGTAGTATCATTATATGCAGCCAAATTAGGATCAAACTCTTCATCATTTGCTACCTCATCGAATATTAGATCTTGTGCTAATGATTCAACCTCATACCACTTATTATTATCACTATCAACAACAGATATTATTTCTAAAATATTTTTCTGACCAAGTGTAATATAATCATATGCTTTTGCCGTTGTAAATGTAAAAGTTTCTACTGTAGTTTCACCGCTTACGGCCCTAACTGATTTCTTTAAGAGATATTTTGTTATGTCACCTGTATCTGTGTCTCTTTCATACGGTTCAACATCAACAGGATCTAACGAGCCTGATGTACTAAAATTTACCTCTTCAACTGTTCGAAATGTTATGTTAAAAGCATCTGATGCTACAACACTTCCCTGTTTTATTCTGTGACCGTAAAGATAATTTGGTGTTACTGTATCACCTGTTCCGGATGCTGGAACAGTTTGAAACATTTCCAGTGTAACAGCAGAAGGCGTTGATATTTTTGGTTTGTATCCATATGACTGTGCAATATCAAATACTGTTTTTCTTTCTTCTGCGTAAGCTAATAGTGATTCTCTAAATTGTTCATCTATATAAAATGATAAAACATCACCAACATATGATGCCATTTCTATGAACATCATCCCAGGGGACGTCTCATTAAAATCAGCATATGAATTTGGAAAATAAGTTTTAGCAAACTCTACGAGATCTGATCGAAATCCTGCAAAATTTTTATTTAGAAAACTTACATCTTTTGGTCTAGTTTTATTAGCAATTGGCATTCTAATCTCCCTGCGCACGTAAATTTAGTGTTATAGAATCAGTAGCACCAGGATCTGTTGTGATTGAAAATATAACACTTACATGGACTAAATGCTCATTTGGTGTTAAATCAACTTGAACGCCCTTTAATAATACATGAGGTAGCCATACCGCAACAGCATCTCTAATCGATTCATCTATCTTTCCTGATAAATCATCATCCATCTGCTCAAATAGGACATTAAATAAATCACATCCAAGCTCAGGTTGATTAGGTCTTTCTCCCTTCACAGTTAAAAGTAAATTTTTAAGATTACTTTTTGTCTGTTCTAGCATAGTCGTAGACTGTTTAAAGAACCCATTCTTTCCATGCTTAATAGGGAGTGTGATTCCAAAAAATGAATCAGAATCTCTATCTCTAGCACGAGTTGATGTTGATCTTGGATTATTTAAAGCCATTATTTAAGCTCACCTTTCATTGTCGACAAGTTACGCGCAATTGATGTACTCATCTTTTTAAATGAGCCGCCTAATTGTGTAGCACGCGCTCTTGTAGTTAAATATCTCATACCGTTAGTTGTTGTCAGTAATCCAATCTCTAATTCAGTACACAACTTTTCTTTATCAGTATTTCTAGCTGCAGTATTGGTAATTGACATCATACCGATAATTCTATCTGGAAGAAATTTAAAAGAGTCTCCTTCAAGCGGTGGTACAGCTCCTCCAGCTCCCATTTCAATTTCTGCCCTTTTCACATAATCATGATATGCAGTTGCTTCTTTTTCCGACTCCTTAAAATTTTCTTTGTACGCCTTTATCTTTGGTTTCGTCTTCAGAAACTTATTTTGATTAGTATGTTCATTCTTAAGCTGTGCTAGATTACGAATGAGTCTATTTAGTTCTAGTGCCACGTGTTTCCTCTACTTTATCAATTACCTCTTTATAATGTCCACTCAGAGCCTTCTTCATAAAATCAGGTTGATTACCTGAGATTCCTGCCGGCGCTGTACCGGTTTGTTGAAAAAATTTTTCTTGAGTATCCGTAACTCCACCGCCCATCGTTGGGTACGGTTCCATTCCGGTATCTCCTTGTGATATCCCACCCTTAGTTTCGTTTAAAATTTTATTTAAAGTTGGATCCTTAGCAAGCTGTTGTTTAGCTGGTTCTGGTCCAGTATAATAATCTACTGAATCAGTTTCTGCAACCGTAGGCTTTTTTATTTCATCAACAACAGATTTAATTTGTTTTGCAACCTCTTTAGTAACCATTTCTTTTATGACCTTCCTAAGGGCTGTTATTGTATTTTGTTTCATTATTATATCCTTTATTTTACCTATATGTACTGGTCTTCTCATAATCCTCTAGTTTCGTTAGACAATCTGTAAGATCGACCAATTGCGAATTTATGATTGCCTCTAATTCTTGTTGATTTAATACTGCAGCTTCAGATTCACCGGATGCGCCATCATCACAAACAGTGTATCCCTCAGCTGGTATTGTAAATGGCGCATTATAAACTGTTCCATCCGGCCCAACAACACATCCGGAAGTAATCTCATCACCTACATTTAATCCCAATCCTGGCCGTAAATACATAGCAGTGTCTTCTGATAGCTCATTAATAAATTTTCTAAATACGTCATTACCGTCGCCACCACCAGCATCTCCCATATCTCCTAACCTTCTATCAACCCAAACGCCGCCAAGCTTCTCACATTCTTCTTTACTAAGCCCTGAGTCTAGACCTCTTGACATAGCACACTGAGCAATTATAGAAGCTAATGCAGCAAGTAGCTGTGGTATTAATTTATTTGTATCTGTAAGATTCTGTATCATGATCTTGAATATTATTTCAAATCCACTAATAATTTGTTTTATAAACAGATAAACTTGAGATAGTTTTATTGCCGTACCAATCTTCGGAATTCTTTCTAAAATTTTGATCACCCTTTTAATCGTGTTTACAATTGTCCTTACTGCCTGTGCAATTTTTTGAATTGCAATAAGAACCCTTTGTATTTCCCTTATTATATTCATCAGCTTCTGAGCGTCAGGAACATACTTGCACACGTCGTTGTCAGGATCAATATCAACTAGTTTTGTTAAATTCTGGACCTTAGCTAATAATTTTCCCTGTATAGCTGTTATCTCATTTATCTTTTTCTGAATTGGGACCCACCATGTCATATCCAAACCAGGGATTTCAAAATCAAAATCAAAATCTGGTATTAGATCATCTACTGGTTTTGCTCCCTGCCTAGCTAAGCCTGCCAACTCTTGAAGACTACAATACGGTTCTGCTTCATCGCCAGACGGTGAAATAACAGCACCATCATCGCCAGCTGTATACCCATCAGATGATACCTGATACGGTGCCTCTAATCTCTCACCATTAGGGCCATAGACCCATCCATTAACAATAAAGTCACCTGATAATAATTTTGAGCCAGGTGCAAAAAATCTAACTTCGCCACCATAACCTGCATGTATTACTTCTGCTGAACCACCACATACTTCAAATCCTGGCTCAATTATAAATGTTTCGGCATGGACTTTCGATCCTACTGGAAATAATATTGATGTTGATGTATCATCAGGATCTAATCCAAATACCTCAGCTGCTGCTCTATTCTTTAATAATTCTTCCTCAGATACTGGTCTTGGATCTGTGGTAGATGAAACTTTTAATGCGCATCCCTCAACAAGATGATCCCCCAACATAAGTTTTGCGCCCTCTGGGAGTGTTCGCTTAATTGATGTAATATTTTTACAATATAATTCAGACATTATTACACGCTCTCACTTCCAGTCACATTTCTCGCGATATAAACGTTGTTACTTAAAAAAGCTGTCTTCATCGCCTGAAGACTGAATCTTCCTCCAGGGCCAAATACAGCTGCCAATCTAGCACCCTCTCCTTGTACTTGTGGAAGGGGTGTTGGTGCGCCTATGTTTCCTATACCAACTGCACCTGCAAAATTAGCGCCAACCTTACTCAACTCTATAGCCATATAATATAATAGTTCAACAAGACTCTCACCCAATACAGCACGTTCTAAATCAGTGCCAATCCTATCTATATCACCCAAATTTATTCGTTTACCTGCTAAATTTGTATCACCATTAGATACTATATTGATGTCAGCACCTCCAAATATAGAAATATCATTTCGAACACCTGCCTTTGTATTAAATATAAGTCTATCTGAATCAATCATGATCTGTGGTTTTCCATCTCCTCCAATTGATGAGGGTGTGATAGTTTCACCCGTTCGCTTACTAACATTTGGTATTGTTCTAGCTGGTACTAAATTTATCTTTTCATTTTTTATCATGTATATAGAAGCATGATCATCTTGAATATCTTCTTCTTTTGGCCGCATATAATTTTTAGGATCATCTTCAGCCTTAGCAATTCTAAATTTAAGAACTGAATCTTTTTTTTCCTTTTCACTTCTAGAAAAATTTCTTCCTATCCTTATAGATTGATCATATCTTCCTTCAATTGTATAATCACCTGCCTGAGTTCTTACCGGTCTTGGAAATGCTGTTGGTATAAATCCTTGTTGAATGTTTTCAAGATTGCTATCACTTACATCAACCTCTAATTTTTCTCCGCCCGGATCAACTGCCCCCAATTTTGCATTATTATTTACGTTGCCATCAAAATTAACTTGATTCGTATAGTATGATTGTTCACCCAAATTAATTACTGCTACAGCTTCACCAACAATAGGCAAATCTTTATTATGAGGATTAGATGGAAGAACCCAATCACTTGGTAACTCAAATCCAATAGGTGCTTTAACAGAACACGCTCCAATATACTTGTAATTACCTTCCATTGAATGTTCTTTAAGATCTTCATCATCATAAAGTACTCTTTCAACGATACACGGTAATACTTGTATTGAAATTGAGTGGAGAGCTTCTGCAACACCTACTGCGATTTCTTTTGCACCTTGTTCTGAAACAAATGCTGTGCCAACCTGAACAAAAGAATCTTTTTCAGTGTAGTCTCTCCATACATCTCCTACACGCTCTACTTTTGACATTGTTTACTCTTGGATTTTAAGGGTTATATCATCAACTTCATTTTGCAAATATTCAGTCGCTTTACTTATTCTACTTACTAACTCTTCTTTTTCTGTATCAGACAGACCCAGTTCATCAGTACTTATTTTTCCTTCAGTCTGAATAACTCTTTGTACAACGGCTGCTAATTTAACTAACAATTCATCATTTCTAATATTTGCTTCCATGAATTCACTTATCATGGGAAATAATTGCATTGCACTATTTGGATCCTTTATATAAATCATTAGCTCTTGAACAAGAGACTCGATTTGGATCTTATTTCTCTCTGAATTATTATCTATCTTTTTAAAAAGATCAGAGAGTGTTTTTCCTTTAAAAATTTCATAATCGCTAGACATAAAACAGCCCTTTGATTATAAATATACGAAATTTCTAAAACGTGCGCAGAGATCCTGAGGAATTTATACACCCATTCATCTGCCACTGTTGATGCAGTGTTTTGTAATGGGATCTCATTATATTTAAAACTTTTGTGATGTGTTGCGTTTGCGCACCTGAGATTTCCCTTAATAGGATGTATAATGCCTTTTTATTAAAAATTTCTATGGCATCAACACGTGACATTAACTCTACGATTGAGTGTGCTATAATAATGTCTCTCTGCTTCTTAAAAACTTTATCTATATTGCACTCCCAGTAGTTTACGACTGCAGCAAAGAAAGCACGATTTTCTTCACCAGCAATCTCAGTATTATCATACGTCACTTTCTTTACATCTTTATGTTTAAGATCTAAAACATCATTATGTGTCTTCATCTTTTTATAATTTGCATTATTATGACAAATTAAATAATTTTTAACAACAACACTAAAATAGCTAAATGCTTTTCCCTTACCTTGCTGATACTTTCCTAATCTTGTTATCATAAATGAAATTACTTCATGTTTAACATTTTCAAGTGGAACATCAAAATGATAGAATTTAAATGTGTGGATTATATTCTCAACCAATTTTTCAAATGGCTTTCTTAGAGATTCATTATAAATTGCATTTCTATCCCTCGCAGATTCAGAATCATTATACTTAATGATCGCTTCCTCAGTCTCTGATGTGAAATACATTCTTGTTTGTGATTTTTTACGCGGCATTATTTTTTTCCTCTACTAAATTATCTAGTTTTTTAATTTCTTCTTTCAACGCTGTGAAAGTTGATCCTACTTCATCATCTGCTTCAAAATGTCCTGTTGAATCTATTATATCCATTTCTTCTACAATATTTTGAATTACAGCATAATTGCTATCTAAAACATTTTCTAAAAATTCAACCTTTTTATATAGATTCCAATTAGCATACATACCAACTATTAATATTACGAAGCCTAATCCTATTGCTAATTCTACTATCATTTAAATAATTCTTTTAATTTATCGACATCCATATTCTTAACTAACTCTTCCTCTTTGGTTTCTCCCTTCATATACTTGGGGAAATCAATTCGTGAGTCACCTGATAACATGAATCTTTCCTTTTCTTGTCGTGCAGCAGAATTATCTGCAAATGATATTATAAGAGGAAGATTTGTCTTCATTACTTTCCATTCAGCACCCTCCATAAAATAAGATTTATTTTGTTCATTATACAAACCATCTGCGAGCCTTAAACCAAGATATTCTGATTCTGTCATCTTAATCTCAAACTGATTGAGAAGCCATATTGCTCTATCAGTTACTGTCATATAGTGAATTGCAGGATTGTGATTATAGTATTCCTGTAATTTCTTTGCGCGCCACTCATCAGTATTTGTTAGATAATAATCATCATCCATATTACCAACTTTACCGAGATCATGAAACATTGCAGCAAATACTACTGATTCTTCGGAAATATCGTCGACAAACATATCCTGTGATTTAAATAATTCATAATAAGATTTCGCCCATTGTATCACATTCAATACGTGAGAAACATAGCCACCTGGAAATGCATTGTGAAACCAAGCTCTTCCAGATGCAGGTGCTAAAGTCATCCTCTCTTCAAAGTGCTCATGAAGAGCCCTTATATTGATTAACCTATCGCCTTCGAATGTATTGGTTATGAGATCTTGTAACTCATCCCAATTCTTTTCTAATTGTTCGGCGCCTAATTTCATACTTCCTCCTTTAACCAGGGTAATTTA